AGTTTAAAATTTCTTCTTCTTCTCCCAAATAAACATTACATTCTTCTTGAGTTAATCCATATCCACTCATTAACATGTGTATTGCTTGTCCTCTGGTTATTTTTTCTTTATTATATTCTCTAACGATTCTCATTAGATTTTGATATTCTCTACCTTTTAATCCTTTGATATTCTCGTTGATTAATTGTGATTCCGCTTCAACTGGTGTAACAGGTTTATCAATTACCGCAGGATTGTCTTTAATATCACCTGTTAAGAATAATGATAATGGTTTAATTTCAAACATGGTTGGAACACCAAATTTCAAACTTACCAATTTATTGAATGTAGGTAATAATGTATTTTGATATGGTTGAATAACCATCTTACGGAAATACTCAGAATGTTCTACAATCTCAGTACCACCACCTAATTTACCCGCTGTAGCAATACCAAACAACTCAGCAGAAGATACTCTATGTGCGGATAATATTGAACGGGTAATATCGTCATTAAGACTTTGATAATAGTTGTCATTGTCGTTACGAGGTATTTGTGTTATGACAGGAGATTGTTCCTGTGATTCATTAAATGAAATTATTGCTTGACCTGCGTTGTCGGTTCCACCATATTGTGATTCCAAAGCACGAACTAAAGTTTCTTGTTCTTCTTGCTGCGGGATACCGTTATTGTAATTAATCCATAATGAAGGAACCATACCTTTACGAAGGTTATTCATGTGGAAGTTCTTAGCTTCAATATCAGTCTCAATACTTCTTTGTCCACCTGACCAATCAGGAATAGGATAATAAGTTAAAGATGGTTGATATGATTTGTAATAATATATTTGTGATGCGTCACCCTTTTCTTGATTAAAAGCAGGATATTCTTCAGGTGGGAATTTCTTCAAGTATCTCCAATCCGCTGAGTAGAAATAACTTTCAATCTCATCATCTTCGTTTAATTTACCACTACGTACTCTACTAAAATCTAAGTGATAAATCTCAGCAATTGATTTTCTGTCCTTTGACCAAATTACATTAAGTGAAAATCCTCCAAATAATATAAAGTCTAATGAACATTTTCTCATTACCTCAGCAACAGTTTCTTTACCGTTAACAAGATTTATTGATGCCATTGGGTTGTTTAATGATACAATACCATCACCCATGATTTGGTTTACCTTTGAGGTAACTACCGCTTTATGTATAGCACAGTTGTCATACAGTTCAATAAAGTATTGAGGTAATAAATTATTCTCACCATAATAAACCCATGGACTACGTTGTAGTACTTCTGAATAAACTGGTACTGTTGCTCTATCAAACTTAATATTTCTAAACTGTGTTTTTTTTATTTCTTCACTCATAATTAATTTTCTATATATATGTAATTTTCATTAACTTCATTAGGAGAAATGTACTGTGTAAATGCTGGACTTTCTTGTGTTCCTTCAAGTATAACAATACCTGTGAAAACCAATTCAGTTCCATTACCATAAATGTTTAATTGATATTCACCTAAGTAATTCAAATCTTGACCTGAATTTTGAAGGTTCAATATAATCTCACAATAACGAATATTCTGTGCGTAGACCTGTGGGTCAGATGTACTAACCACATAACTCTTAACTTCCTTTGACATGATATGTGTAAACTCCAACGTATAACCACTAAACACTGTGTTTGAGTTATTGTTGATGTTCATTATCAATTCGTTTTGTTGTCCTTTTTGTAAGTATAACATAATTTATCTCTATATAACTAAATATAAATATTTCCAAGTTGAATTGGTATAGCATAAAAAAAGGGGACATAGGTCCCCCTTTAATTTATTAGATATAGAATATTCAGTCTTACGACCTACTATTGGTTTATCCTACGATACTTACTCCTGCGTAAACAGATGCCAATGTACCACTAATTACTCTTGCTGGTTCTTGTTCTTGACCAGTAAAGATAAATTCAAAACCATTTCTATCACCAAACGCAGTACCTGTAGCGGCAGAACCACCACTTAAATACATACCGTTTACTTGACCTAACAAGTATTGAACATCATTTTGGTCAATAGCGATGATTTGAATTTCATCGTTTTGAGATAAGATTTTCAATTCGTTTCTCTTGTCTTGATCGTATTTGAAGAACACTGCGTTTAAAACTTGTTCAAAGAAGATAGTTCCGTTCTCAAATGACTTAGTCACATTTTGAGTTAAAGAACTTGTATTTCTCTTAAGTTCAAATCCGTAAAGAACAGTACCCGCACTTGAAGTAGCACCAGTTACAGAACCGTCAGCACTGTAAGTGTAACCTGTTGTAGTACCTGTACCACCTGCGATGTAAATCTTCTTAATACCACCAATTCCATCAGAACAACCTAATTGAATCCCTGAAGATATATAACAACTCATATTATTTATATTAAATTTGTTTTTTGTTTATGTTTTTTAAAAAGGGGAGATAAACTCCCCTCTTAATATTGTGATTTAGATTATGCTAAACCGTTAGTTGCGAAGTAAGCAGTTGAACCAAACTTAGCGATTGTTACACCGTAGTTGTAGTTTGCTCTCAAACGTAACTCATCAAAATCTTTTGAGTACCAGATTACTAATTTCTCGTGGTCAGACAATAAGTCAAAACCAATTACGATGTACTCACGTGGTCCGATTACTACCGCGTTAGAACCATTCAAACCGATAGTTGGAACAACCTTTACGTTAGTAGAAGGGTGAGTAGCTTCCATCATTGAAGTAATATCAGTAGAACCGATATAGTTCATAAAGAAGTTAGCCTTAACCAATGCTTGTACATACAAACGGAAGTTACCATAAGACATAAACACAACTAAGTCTTCACGAGACATTGCGTTGTCATCTAATGCGTTGATTAATTTATCAACTTCAGTGATTGGGTTACCGTTAGAACCGTATGCTGCGGTTGGTGAGAAAGTTGTACCTGAAGCAGATACCGCTACACCTGTTTGACCTGATGCGATTAAAGTCTTCAAACCATTGAAACAAGAAGCAGTTGAACCAGTAGCACCAGTACTTGCTTGCCATAATTGTTGCTCAATTCTTTGTTGGATTTGTTTAACTTTTAAGTCAGCGATTTGTGCTTCAAACGGAACAGTCTCAGAAGTTTGACCTGGTGCCATTAACATTGATTGGTATGTATCATACAAATCTTTGTAACATAGTGCCTCATTGTACTTCTCAGGACAAGTTGTAATGTTTGATTGTGTGAAGGTAGTTGTACCTGATGGAGACCATCCGCAAGTACCATCTTGGAAATACGCAGTTGAGTTTAAAAGGTTCAACGCTTGTGTACCTTTAATACCTAATCTTACGTTTGCGTATTTAGCAGTTGTACCACCGATTAACGCCTTTGAAAGTAATTCACCACCAACTTGGTCAACGTAAGATCCGATAGATGCTACGTCATAAGCGAATTGTTCTTTTGATAAAATTTTCATAATTCTTTTATTTTGTTTTTATTTGTTATTTTTTCTTAATGCCGCAATCATATCTAATTTAGATTGAAGTGCGTCATCATTGTTATTTGTTGATTTATTAAAATCAGTTTTACCGTTAGCAATCTTCTTTGCTGCTGGTTCTTTCTTGAAAGAGTTAAATTCAGATTTAACCTCTTCAACCTTTTCTTCCATATCTTTCATTTTCTGAGATACTTTTTCCATCATATCTTTTAGTAATGAAACAATTTCTTTGATAGGGTCTTCTGATTTTTTCTCTTCACCTTCTTCCATTTCTTTGTCTTCTTCCATTTCTTTATCTTTGTAACCTGCTTCAATTTTTTCTTCAATCGCTACGATTACGCCGTCTTTAGTTTCAACTTTAGTTCCGTCCTCAAGTTCGTGTCTTCCGTCTGGAGCAGGTATTTCTGCGTCAGGGGTAACAACTACAACTTTAGCACCTTCTACTAAACCATCACCTTCAACTTTAATTTCAGTTCCGTCAGTTAACTTAGCGGATACAAAAATTTGTTTTACAGATTTAATTTCACCGCCTTTTACAACTATGTTGAAATTCTCAACAAGGTTATAAGAACCATCTTCTAAAGCAACTTGCTCAAAGTCTTCGTTGATTTTTACAATCTTCTCACCAGCTTCTAATTTAGATGCTTGTAAAATTGTATTATCTTCAAGTTTGAACGATGCCATAACAGATTCGTCAGCCATAAAACCAAATTGTACCATCAATTTTTTAATTTCAGCAATTGCTGTTTTTGATTTAGACATATTTGTTTTTGTTTTAATTTATTATTATCTCTACTAGTAAATATAGATTTGTATATATATTACCAATTTATTTTAATCTTCAATATTTTTTAATATCTGTGCTACCTTTTGAAGGAACATTTCTTCTCTACAGAATGCTGCTACCTCCTCAAAATAACCCGATACCGAGTAACCACGAAGTTCCCCATTTTTAATTTTTTTCCAAACTTCATCGTTTCTTACCTTCATTGATACAAACCATGTACCTACAGGTAAATCACCATAACCATAGTCAGTTGACTTATCGTTATCAGACTCTTTAATCCAAGATTCAAATACGTACACATCACTTACTGCTTTACCATTATGGTTCTCATCGTTGTTGTCTATGTACTTGTTTCTCATGTACTTCTCAGCAATCATCTTGATTGTATCAGAACTAAAATAAACATAGTATGGGTTTCCCTTTGAATCCTTACGGAATATTTTAAGGTCAGGTATCATAGCAGGTCCAATTACAATTTTCTTCTCATCGTCAGTTTGGAATTTTTGTTTTGACATTTTCTCCCTTTCGATTGATTTGATTTTAGACTCAGACCAACTTAGTGCTGACTTACCACCCCAACTATCATACATTAACTTACCACAACCATCACCATATCCTTTTGAACTTTCTAAGTCTACTTCATGTCTTGAAAGATAACTATACATTCTACGGATTGTCTCTTCCGAAATGGGTTCACCCTTAGCAAGTTGGTTAGCACGTTGTTTTCCCACGTCAGTTCCACAAGAACCCCAACCATTTTCTTCCACATATTTCAATACTGCCTTAGCGTTATTCTTAACTGATTCAGGATAATCTGAATGACTTTCAAATAGAGTTGGAGGAGTTAATGACTTTGAGATAGTATTACCTGTCTGACCTGTCTTAACGCCAGGATCAACATAACCACCAATACCACCAACATCATAACCCATGTCTTCTTGAGTTATTGGACCACCAACAACCCAAGCGTCACATGTTCTTGCTCCCGCACATTTAAAATCAAATGCTTCACAGTAACCTATGTTTGCTACTTGTATAGTATCTAATTCATTAATATCATTTATACCATCCGCAATACACTGTAACATACTTGGTGTCTTTACAAAGAACGCACAGTTTCCACATAATGCTTTCTTTGCTGATTCAACATCACCACCAAACATGTCCGCTTTCTTTTTCCAATATTCCTCATTTGGTTCATTTGGATTTAATGGACCATAGTGTGCCTCATCAATTGCTCTTTGTCTATTCTTTAAATTTGTTTCAACATCTTGTGTAGCAATTGGACAATCCTCCTCAAATTTTTCTTTTGACAATCCCAAGTTTCTCACCGTTGATGGTGATGGGTTTGCTGCTGTCTTAGAGGTTACAGTTGAAGGTTGAGTATATCCTAATACTCTTGTATCAGGAATCATATCTGTTGGGAATCCACCCACAGTTACCTTACCTTTGTTTACTGACGCCTTGTTTACAATTGTAGCATCTTTCTTATATTCAATTCTTGCCCATACGTGACGACAATTAAATCCACCTCTCCAAACTAACGCTGAGTCACCAAAGTCATTACGAGTTTGTTCCATGTCCTCAATTCTCCACACATAGTTTCTATTGATTAATGTCTTACAAAAATCTCTTGTAGTTTTGATGATTGGATTTTGTGATATATTAGGATTCAAGATATACTTGTATCTTACGTTATATTCTTCTTCATCCTCTTCTGAAGGTGCGTTTGGACTTGTAGATACAAATCCACTCTTACCAACAATTTCAATTTTATTTACCACCCAACCTTCGTTGAATAGTTCTTGTTCGTCTTGTGCTTTCTCAACTAATTTTTGAATATACTTCTCATCTTCACCATCAGGGATGTGAAACTCATGTTCCTTCTCTTTGTTAAAATACATCCAATTAACTTCAATTGCTGGTTCGTCAACAAGGGAAATACTATCAATTCCTGATAATTCATCTTCGTCATCTATTCTTAGTTCAAATACTTTATCGTTCTTTATCATATATTTAAATATAAATTTTAGAGAGTTGAAAGGTCTTTTAACCTTGCTAGTTTCTCAGACTCTGTGGTTAACTCATTTGAGACCACATATGTCTTCATTATTACAGGTGATTTTTCTTGTGCTGGTTGTGATACACTTGGCATATCAAATCTTGTTGTGAGTGCGTTACCAAATGATGTTCCACCACCCATTTGATTTAAATTGGAAAGTAATGGACCAAACATGGTCACAGCACCTCTTGTCATGATGGCCTCACCCGCTTCAGCTTCAATCATTGTTCCACCTTGAGCGTGTCTCTTTCCTCCAATCATACCACCATCTTCATAGTTTCTACCAAGGTTTGGTGCTGCGGGTGCTCCACCACCTTCAACACCTTCACTACCTGCTGATTTAGCACCTCTAACCGCAGACCTGATTGCGGCTATGATTGCTACCGCCTGTGCGGCATAACCGATTAACATTGGAATGTTTTGTGGAAAACCTATCTTTGCGGTTTGTGCCGTACCTTCAGCAACTGCTACCACAGACCTTGCCGCTGCTTGTGTTGAAAATGTAATAGTTCTTGAAACTTCCATTACCAACTCCTTAGCCATCAATAATTGTTTCGCAATCAACGCGGCTCTACCTACATTAGTCTCAGCACCTGCGATGGAGATTATATCATCCAATACCTTTTGTCTTACAGCAACTCTATCTCTTTCGATTTGATTAGATTTTTCTGTATATAGAATCTGATCAGCAAGTTTTCTATCATTTAAGTCTTTTATTTGATCAGTTGTTATTCCCTCTCT